GTCAACCGTAGTTGAACCGATGTTAATCGTTAGAACTGCTGATTGAGATAATGTTGGAGTTGCACCGACTGATGTTAGTCCGACTCTAAATTCATCACCACCATCTGCCTGTGTAGTTACAGGTGTATTGAAGGTAGGTGATGTAGCACCTGGTATATTTATCCAAGCGTTAGTACCGTAATCCTTCTTCTGCCACTGATAGTTAATAGTACCGCCAGCAGGTGTTGTAGATGCGATCACGGTGAATGATGCAGGATCACCTTGGTTAACTGTTGTGTTAACTGGTTGTGATTCAATGGTGATAAATGATTCACCGACTGCTTCAGATTCGCCAGGTGGAACGTAATTAGGATCGTAGATATCGATACCACCGTTAACACCTGCACCTGTAGGTCCTAAGAAGTCGTCTGCGACAGTATTATGGACTGAAACAGAAGGCATTGTATAACCTTGACCTGCATTCTTAACATCAATACGTGCGAGACCAACGAGTGCCTTGATCTTACCACCGAAACCAGTAGAGGAAATAACATCAACGTTTGGACGTGAAGTATAACCATCACCTGAGTTGGTTAGGATTGCTTCAATGATGCGTCCTTTCTCGATAGTTGCAAGGGCATCTGCGTTACGTCCACGAACAGCACCAGTGTATTCGAAGGTAATTAGTGAGTTAGAAGACTCAATTAGAGCAACCTCTCTTTCAAATTCTTCACCCTCGATTGCTAATCTATCGCCAGCTTCAATAGGAGGTACGACTGTTGCAGCAATAACGTCAACGTCAGAACCAATATAGGAGAATGCAACGAATGTTGAACCTGCACGAGGAACTTCAGAGAAGATAATACGTGAACCAACGATCTCAAAACCGATGCCTGGTTCCTGAATAACACCATTTAACTGACAGATGATGTTGTTCTCAGGTCTGATAGTGTTAGACTGTACACCTTCAGTTAGTGTCAAGGAGTAGAACACTCCACCTAACTTCAAGTTGAAGGAGTTACGTAATGAATCGAAGTCGAATGAGATGTCATCCAACTGTCTCAACTTACCTACGTACACACCGTGGAAGGTAGAGTTGATTGCAGGTGCTTCAGTGAACTGAATGTTGTCAGAGAAAGCAGTAAATGCGTTATTACCGCCTGGTGGTTGTAGAATACCGTTCACGAAGATCATCATATGACCAGCTGGATCTGGGAAGTATGCAGTACCGTTACCAGTAGTTAACTTAAAGTCCTTAGTCTCACCATCAAATCCTCTGAAGTATCTTCTAACACGACCACGTAGTGTCTTCGCAACTGAGCAAGCACCTCTGAATCCATAATCACCGATGATTTGAGCGTTCTTAACGAAGTCTCCAGAAGTATCACCCAAATGAATGATCGCACGTAAACCAATTTGTTCAATTTTTTCGATTCTTCCATAAGCAGTTGTGTTTGAGATGTCTACAGCGACGATTGCAGAAGTTGTAACACTTGGGAAGTTAGAACCAGGTGGAATCTTCGCAAGTTGATATGCAGTATCGCCAGCAATTACAGTCAAATCATCACCAATACCTACATATCTACCTTCTTCATTTGCAAGATACACGTAATTGTTATCAGCATCGAGTTCAGTAACGATAAATGTATGTCCGACAGACTGACCTGCGTTCTGCATCTGAAGAGTATCACCAACCTTGAATGTATCATCTACACCAAAGTCAGTTACAAGTGAGTTATATGTTATTCTTGTAATGAATGTTGAGTGAATATATTCACCAAATCCAGGTAGGATATTAAATCCTTCAATTTCAATAATCTGATCAGTAACAGAACCGTAGATAACATCGCCAGGTACAAAGTTACCTTTAACAGTCTCAATATCAAATGTGACACGTCCAGATTGATTATCAAGTAAAGCACCATCGTTATTACGTACGATCAATGCATCTGCCTTACTGGTTGCATTCTTAGCGTAAATTATATCGGTAGCAATAAAGTCACCTTGCTTGATGTTAATTAACAAGCGATCGTGAATACCAGTTCCAATATTTCCTGTAGCACCAGAAGTAGATCCCTCAATAGAATCACCTTCTAAAATGTTTCCAGAAGTAATGATAAGTTTTACATATGTTGCATTGTCTGTAGCAAGAACTGTACCTTTATTTCCTGTAGCACCAGTCTTAACAACTTCCTCACCATTAACAAATATTTCAGGATCGCTAGTAACTGTAAGTGGTAAGTAAATGACATTATAAAGAACCTTAGCCCAGTTATCTTGTATTCTAATAACTTCAGCATATGCACCAGTAGTATCACCAAAGAATATATCTGCAGGTTGTATACCACCAGAGATAGGTGTTGGTACATTACGCTCACCAAATGTTGATGGAGTACGATGTATACCAGTCTCATCAACTACAGATAATGTATGAACTTGACCTGCTGTTCCTGGAGATAATAATTCAATCTTATCACCATCAATGTATTCTGAAATCCATATTAGATTTTCAGTAGTATCTGGGTGAATGAAATATACTTGCTTGTCTAGTTCAGCAATAGCAGAACCTAGAACTGTGTAAGTAACACGATCATATGCTTGGAATAAATGTCCATTAGGAGCATCAATAGAACCATCAGTATTAACCATAGTTCCAACATTAAATTGGAACTTAAGGTAAGCTGTAGGTAGAGTTGATCTATTAAGTGCAACTTCAATTAAGTGGAATAACTGCCAAACCTTATGTTGTGCTGTTTCAGTAGGACGTAGTTCTCGATTCTCATATGGTACCTCTTGGTTATAAGGACCAGGATTATCTGCTTTTTGCTGAAGAACTTTAAGTACCATATCTTTAACAGCAGCAGTATGATACAACAGATATGTTCTGAAGATATTAGGGAACGCTATGAAGTTACCCTCGGCATCAAACCAACTGTTAACTAATTCGAGAGTTTTGATATTACCATCAGTAATTAAGTCATATATCAATGCTTTACGGATATTAGTTGAGAATGTTTCGTCTCCTGTATATCCACCATAATTTTGCATAGTCTTGTAATATGATTCACGATCAATATACTGATCATTGAACCATATCAATCTTGCTGCTTGACGATACATTTCAGGTGCACGACCAAGTGTCATATTAATCATATCTGCTAATGTATTAGAAGCAGATACTACGTTATAACAAATACCACCACCAGATTGTAATGTATTATTTTGAAGTGGAGCCTGTCTAAAGACAGATTGATTAGTAAACCAATTACCATTACCTTGAGCAGCAGTGTCAATAACATTAAGTGGATAATTAAACAACTGTATTATTTGAGATCCAACAACAGCACATTCACCATTACCAGCTTGATCATAAGTTATTGTTAAATCACGAATTGCAGCACGTTCACCTGTTAGTGGCCATTCACCTGGTAGAGTTCTATTAATACCAGCAATGTATGCTTCAGGATTACTTACACCAGAACCAAACAGATTGATAGGAATATTCATCAATGTAGTAATAGCAGATGCTTCATTGCTACAACGTGCAGCACCACCGCCTGTATAAGAGGTAATAGCATTACTCTGAGAACTAATGAAGGTATGAGCATAAGCACCACCAGTGTGTACTGCTGCTCTTCTAATTCCGTGAGGAGTAGCACTCACAAATGTATGAGTTGTAGTGTTAGTAGAAGGAGCAGATGCTAGAACCTGTACAGTAAATGTGTCAGTTGTGACGTTAGAAATAGTCATAACTCTATTACTGAACGGATCAGTTGGACGTGGATATGGGTGCTCAGTATTGTTACTATCTTCTAAGCAAGTAAAGACTAATGAATAATCATCAAGGATAATTCCATCACCATTACTCCATCCGTGATCAGGAACTGTAACTGTCATAATACCTGTAGCAGGTAAGTATGAAGCATTAGTTACTGTCTTCTTAGTTGGTCCTTCAAATACGTGTGTATAAAGTCCACCACTACGTATTGCCATTCCCTTAGAACTTACATACTTGTGATCATAAACTCCACCACCAAGTACTTGAGGTTTGGTGATTGAATTAGCAGCAGCAGACTGGAATACGTGAGTTGTAGTGTTTGTAGAAGGAGTTACATCTAATACCTTCACATCAAATGTGTTAGTAGTTACGTTAGAAATGCGAAGCATTCTTCCAGATGCAGGGTCACCAGGACGAGGATAAGCGTGATCTGATCCTTGACCATCTTGATCACAACGGAATGTTACTGCATTATCAGCAAGATAAATGTACTCACCTTCATAGAACTTATGATTATTAAGAGTCAACGTCATAACACCTGTTGTTGGGTTGTATCCAGCACTGCTAGGTGTCCAAGTTGTCTGTTGATTGACGAAGTTATGAGTTGTAGTGTTAGAAGAAATACCAACATTGATTGAAATTGTTCCATCAAGATGATGAATACCATTAGAAGTAGCAGATACAAACTGATGAACTGTCTTATCAAGGTTAGCGTGTCCTACATATACATCAAAATCGTTTGTACCTACATTAGAAATTGGTAGATACTCATTATATGAAGGATCATTTTCTCTTGGATATGAGTGAAGTGTTTCATTATCATCTCTAGCACAAGTAAATGTGATGGAATTTTCAGCCATCTTAATACTATCTCGTGCAACTTCAAGTCCATCAGCAGTTGCAGATACAAATGTATGAGCAGTCTGGTTAGAAATTGGACCTCTACCGAAGAAATTACCAACGTTAACTTCAAATGTATTGGTACTTGCGTTAGTAACAACTAAGAAACGTTGAGATGCAGGATCACTTGGTCTTGGATAAGTATGGTTTGTAGCATTACTATCCTGAGCACAAGTGAATGTTAAAGAGTTATCAGCAATTCTTACTCTGTCACCATTCTTCATTCCGTGAGCAGCACTTGTTATTCTTAACATACTGGTTGTTACATCGTAAGTAGCACCAGTTACTGTCTTTTGGAGAGAGGTAGTAAACCCGTGATTCGGTATGGTGAGATTCATCACACCAGTATTGGGGTTATACTTAGCATTGGTTACAGTATGAGTAGTGTATCCAACTTGATCAATGTTAATTCCACGCTGATAGAATGGATCCTTCTTATGGATCATACCTCCAGCAGCAATTCCAGTATTAGTATGTGTGTAAATACCACCACCTCTGATTGCAGATCTTGTTATGCAATTAGCAGTACAAGACTTAAAGATATGTGTTGAAGTATTTGTAGAAGGTGCAGTCTCAAGAACCTTAACATTGAAGGTATCCTGAGTAACAGTATCAATTACCATCCACTTATCCCAGAATGGATCTGTTCTTCTTGGATAAACGTGATCACTAGCGTGACTATCTTTATCACAAGTGAATGTGAGTGAGTTCTCAGCAATCTTGATCATATCACCATCGTTATAACCGTGATTAGCAATAGTCACAGTCATAACACCTGTATTAGGATTGTAAAATTTACACTTGTTTGCAATTTCTACAACCTCATCTGGATCTTCAAAAAAATTATCAACGATAGTAATAGGATATGTCACTTAATTTTTATCTGCACGTTCTCCTTAATTGTATTATAGTCTGAGGAACCTGACTTGTCATCTGTATGGAAGGCAACCTCGTAACCAGACTTGTCTAGTATCTTATTCTTAATTTCCAACTGACGTTTTTCTTTCTGTATTCTACGTAGAAACGCATAATATATTATCTGAGTAAAGTAAGCAAAGGGGTTCTTAGATTTTTCTGGGTTAAAGTTTTCTATGTATTGCACACAGTTTTCAATGCCATCACATATCATATCCTCTCGGAACATGTAATTGACAAAGTTTGGTTTGTATGATAGATGTGTAGCAATCTTTAAAAAACATTCTCCAATGTAATTGCTGATCTGCGGACGCTGTTCACCCGCTTCCTTTGCAGCAAGACATTTCGCTTTGAATACAACAAGTGCTTCTAAGAATTCTTTATTGTTTACATAATGCTCCGATACAACTCTTTTACGTTTCATGTATTTTGTACGTTATGTTTATATTTTATAACAAAAAAACCCTGCTGTCAAGCGGGGGGTTGACAAGATGTTGAAAAACCGTTACACTATGAGTGTGCGAATTCAAGGGACAATTAAGTACCTTTTTTAAATATCTTATCGAGTTTGATACGAGCTTCATCTACGGTAGAGATTTTACCCTTAGCGTCGGTTATAAAATCAGTATTAAGTTTCCTTAAAGACATGTGGTAGAATACCGCCACCTCTTCAGTCACTTCAACGATAGTAATAATTTTATCTTTAGGTATAACAAACTGTTCTTCTCTAGAAAACTTCATCCAAGGTTGAACTTTTGCTCCTGCTTGTTTGTTAGGAAGCATTACCTCTTCTACTTCTATTGGGTTCTCTACAATTAAATAGTCGCCATTCTCGTCGTGCACAGATGTCACCATAGAGAGAATCTCTTCTCCAGATACCAACTTGATTGCTGCTAGAAATTCTGTTTTATCCATGACTCTCCTTGATTGGGACATCAATGAACTCATAATCAAAGTTTTCTTCATTGTATATTTTGACTCTTTCAACTAAATGATTCAATGTGTAATTATTGGTGCGACCCTTAGACATATCATCTGCTATATCATACAGAGTTGCTTTTGACTTGTGAGCACTTGTCCTAAGAACACGACCAATGCTCTGAAGGTTTCTTATTTTGCTTTTACTAGGCGATGCAAAGACAACATTATGTAAATTCCTAATATTAATACCAGTGCTGAAAGTCCCATAAGACGCCACTATAATTGAATCAGTTGTAGTTTCGGCAATCTGTCTTGCTGTTCACGGTCTTCAGTATCTATACCACCATGGACGAGAAACACATTACGGTTCTCCCCTACCTTGCTATTTATCAACTCAAAAAGTGGCATACCATGCCGTTCAACGTAGTTGAACAGGACGAGTGTATTACCAGACAGATCACAAACTAGGTTACGTATGAACTTATTTCTTTGCTTATGCTCTACAAGATAATCCATTTCCTCTTGGTAGGTATCAAATGGTTTTATCTTATGCTTTAGTATTAATACTTTTATCTGAAATTTAGAAAGGTGCCCATCCTTAATAAGTTTTTCTGTCTTAGTAACCTTATTGACTGTGCCAAATACACCTTCGAGCACTAAGCGATTTGTTTCTGTACCATCTAGCGTACCTGTAAAACCAACGCGGTATTTACAGTCATACAGTTTGTTCATGATACTGGTCAATGACTTTGCTTTGAATAGATGTGCTTCGTCACCTATGATAGCACCGAAGTCTGCAAAGTATTGTCTTGGTAGTTTGTATACTGACTGCCATGTAGTTATTGTCACATCTTTGTCAGTAGCGGGTTCTATACCACCACGGACTCTATGACAATGCTCTTTGACATTCCAACCATACTCTTTGAAGTCCTGATACATCTGCTCTACTAGAGATGTAGTAGGAACAACTATAAGTGTTTTTAAATTTTTAAGTGTCCAGAACCTAGTCAATGCATAGATCATTAAGGACTTACCAGAACCAGTGGGTGACAGTAGTAGTTTTCTTTTGTGTCGTAGTGCTTCGTAGATTCCCTTGTACTGATAGTCTCTGACCTTGTGCGGTAGGTTAAGTGTTTTTACATAGTCTCCTATTCCTTGAGGGGTAACGAATTCATCCATCTCTGATGGAAGACCATAGAATTCATTGTCTCTATGGATAACCTCGTATCCTCTTTCTTCGCAAAATGCAATAATGTAAGGTAGAAGACCAACATATATCTCACCTGTAGCAGGACTGAAGAGTTTGATTTTTCCATCCCAATACCTCTTTTTGTATGCTGACATAAATTTCGCAGCTGGCACCTCAAAGGTAAATTTATCTGCCAGTTCGTGACTCACATGTGGTTCACATTGAACTGTTAGATATACTTCGTTCTTCTTTTGTATAACAACGTTAGATTTCATATCCTTTAAGGAACTTGGCGAATTCAACCGCGTTCTTTATATGGAACGAACGGTTGTTAATTGCCGAGAGTATGGTCTTGATTGCCTCGACCATCTGGTTTAAATACTTTGCCTTAAGGACACTTTTTTGATATTCTTGATCTGCTTCCAGATATATTGCTACATCTGTTTTGATCAGTTTAACTGGAAAAGGTTTTTCCGACTTCCCTGTATAGTATTCCCACCTGTCACGGTAAGTACGCTTTACATCTAACTCTGCCTGATCCCGAAGGGTGACAAAATTATTGTAAAGTCTTAAATATTTAGCATGTAACTTAGGGATTGATAACGAATCGTTGTCTAGTTTTTCATCATCTAAAGGAGCGTCTTTCGCCCACATCTCATTCAAGGTTTCTAGATTCATACAATATCTTGTTCTTTATCTGTGATCTCGTATATAGTATAGCGGAAATTGACCTCTGCTGTAAAGTAGTTGATGTCAGTTGCTGACGCATCAAACTCCAGTGTTGTCAATGATGTTGGAAATATATTGTAGAAGTTTACAGTTGCAATACTATTATAGTTGCTATTAAGAACT